ATATTTTAGTGTTTCAGTCAACAAACGGGATTTTAGTCATGATTAAACGAATGAAAGCGATCCACACTGAAATAATAGATCACGTCGATTACCGACATTGGTTAGAAAAATCTTATGAAGTTTATTACGAAGCAGACGAAGAGACCGGAGCCGTTCTTGAGATCACTGAGATCATTGAACTGCCACGTGAGACTTTTGACGAGGTCAAGTATGACTCAATGCTTTGGCAACACCTTGTTAAGACTTTTGAGCCAGACGGTTTTGAAGAAGAACAGGAGGATGAGATATGAGCAAGATAAAAATTGAAAAAGGTATTCCGTATGGTTCAAGCAAAACCAAACAGTGCGGTCCGGTTTCTACAACTTTTGTATTTGAAATGGAAGAAGGGGACAGTATTGTTCTGCCTCCAAAAAACACGAATTCTTTATCCTCTTATATTCGTAAGAATTTTAAAGATTGGAAAGTAGTACGGAGAATATTACCGGACGGTAATTATCGTGTGTGGAAGATGAGGAGGGAACAATGAGCAGGATAAAAATTGAAAAAAGTATTCCGTTGCCCGAGAGAGGGGGATTTTTGGGACCTGCATCTGAACGTAGTCAACTTATTAACCTCTTTTCAGAAATGGCAGAGGGAGACAGCATTGTACTATCTAAAAACCAAGCGAACTGTTTGTGTTCAGCTGTGAGTCGCATGTTCAACGGTTCGTCTATAAGAGAAAAACAATGGCGTGCATCTAGAAGAAGTTTGCCGGACGGTAATTATCGTGTGTGGAAGGTGAGGCGAGACAAATAAAGCGGGAAAAACAGAACGCGGTGTAACCGTTACAGATTGCGTAACAAAGGATCAGGCTCTGTAGGCCACGGCTCACGGGGCTTTTCTTTTTTGGGTTACAAAAAACGCACGTTACTTATATAGCCGGAAAATTAGAAAAAATATTTTTACAAAAAATACCCGTAACCGGTGTAACCGTGTAACCAAATCGCTCTATACTATATGTATCAATACTTTCAGCAGTTACATAAACCGTTACACCATGTAACCATAAATATGTAACCAAAGAATTAAAAGTGCGTTAGCGGGGGGTCTTGGTCAAAAAAATATTTTTTGAATTTTGCTCTATATAAGAAAAGGGATTATATTTTATCTCCGATACTGCCTTTAACTATCGGAGATTTGAATGCCTAGAACTAAACGAAACGCCGTTGCGGACAAAGACAAGCTGAACAAGCTAAGAAATAAAAAACTCACGCGCCGTCAGGAGCTATTTGTTAAGGAGCTTGTCAGCAATGACGGTCAGATAACCATGAGAGAAGCCGCTATCAATGCGGGATTTCCACCTTCAAGCGCACATACCAGAGCGTATGAAATGACAAACCCCTTGATTTGTCCGCATATTGTGGCGGCAATCAAATCCTATCGAGATGAATTGGACGCTAAATACGGCATTACTTATCAGCGTCATGTTCGGGATCTACAAAACATTCGGGACTTAGCTATTCAAAACGGGGCTTACTCTGCCGCAGTTCAGGCCGAGTATCGTCGAGGTCAGGCTCAAGGCGATATTTATGTCAGTAAATCTGAGATACGTCATGGCTCGATTGACCAGATGAGCAAAGAAGAAGTTATGAAAGCCTTGGACGAATTGAGAGATACTTATGAGTCAAACATCATCGACGTTACTCCCATGGGAAGAAGCGACCAAGAAGAAAACGAACACGACAGAGAGCAACTTTTACAAGCAGGTTCGGGACGGAGCGAAAAAGCTTGACCGCAAATTAATATTAACTCGATTAGAAACGTGGTTGACCGCAGGGATACCCGATCTTTTAGTTTGTGATGAACAAGGGGCATTACACCTGATCGAGTTGAAGGTGACCAAAAGAAACACTGTCGATCTACGGCCACACCAAGTGGCCTTTCTTAATATTCATAGCCACGCTTCAACTTGGGTGCTTGTTAAGAGACAACCCCGTACATCTGAACCAGAAATATTTCTGTATCGTGGATACGACGCTCTTGACTTAAAAACGGAAGGCATATCTAAAGTCAATCCTGTAATCCGTTTAAGTAATCCGTTTGACTGGAAATCACTTTGGGACTTGATTTGTTCGCATTAGTCGCATACTATGCAAGTTAGCTAACAACTACGGGAGTAAACGGCTATGAATAAATTTGATTACCAAGATGCAATGACCCTGTTGCATGACCATGAAAAAGAGTTAACTGAGGATGAAAAGACTCTTTGCTCTTTAGTCTTGATTTCTTTTACTAGCAATGAACGTATGGACAAAGAGGACGTTGAGCCGTGGCGTTTGTTACAGAGTAAATTAGTTAACAACTACGGGAGGATTTAGCTATGGAAATAAGTATTAACGAATTTCTTGCCGATCCGTTGGCGACAGAAGATAACTCTTTCAATTTTTATGACTGGTTCTGTAGAGATAAAGCGCTTAAAAATCGAATGCTTTCGTTGAAGGGAAAGGTGTCTTTCCTTGTTAAGTCCGGTCTCATTAACGGCGACACAAATTACGTGGAGTTTAAAAACAACTGCCCTGTTTATGGCGATCTTTACGACGACATTCGTATTTCACGTATTGAAGACGATGCATACATTTGCGGGCTTGCACCTAAACTGGGTTACGACGATCCTGATTTAAAAGGTAAATGTTCTTTTTGGTCTTTCTCTGCATCCGGTGATTTAGTCGAGAGCTACTTTCGGAATTATAAGGAGTTTAAAAACGCAGTCAGAAATGGCGAAGTGTGTATTGAAGGGGTAGGGCCATGAAAGTCCATGAGGGTGTATTGAATCGTTACGTGACGTGTAATGACTGGACGGTTTATCTCGATGAACGGGGTATGCCGATTGGTTTTGAACACGCCACGTTAGGCGATGAAGGGGGGAGCGGCGGTCTGTGGTTTGACGGCGTCGTTCTGGTTGACTATGACGGCGTCTTTGAACTGCCCGAGGGCGTTACTAATACTTGTAAAAAATTGGGCTTTAACATGAGCTACGTTGAGGGGGATTGATGTTTTTGATTGAATGGTTAGCGAAACTTTTTTATGGGGACGATGCTTGGGAAAAAGCCACCAAACGGCAACGAAAAAGTGTGAAACCTAAAAAACGCAGATAACTACAAAGCCCCGCCAGTCGGGGCTTTTTTATGAGCAACCCCAAATAACTTTTTAAAAAATTAACTTGACAACCCGATTCGAGTATGCGATAATGACCACATGACTTGGAAATCTAAGTCATCCTTGGGAAGCCCCCAAGGTAGATGTTTAACAATCAACTACGGGAGGTTTAGCTATGGCTAACCAACAACATCGTGAGATCGTTCGCGACGCTATGAAAGTTTACGAACTTTGGTATCAACTCTCTGAGGTCATCGCCATTGACGATGATTGTGAAGTGGACGATTACACCGATTGGGACATTGTCAGTGAGGCAATGTATGTCCAGAACAAATATCTGGATCAGGGCGACTGTTGGATTCATCGTGAAATGCTTGAGGGCGAACATGGTGAGGAAGAACAAAAAATTGCCCGCCGTGAACTCCGACAACTAAACAGGTTTCTTAAAAAGTGGAAACCGACAGTTGAAAATCCCAGAAAATCTGGGGCGAGGTGTCCGGTAGAAAAAGCCCAATTGAGCGGTGCTTAAACCAAGGCCGGTTGGGGCAACCTGACCGGCCTTTTTATTTTGTAAAAAATTACTTGCATTGTGTTGCGTTTTATCGGATTATTACCAGTGAGCAATTTCGCTCAGTCATAACTACGGGAGAAACGATTATGACGACTTATCAAACTAACGCCTTTGCACATGGCATCGGCAACTCTGCTGTTTCATCTAACTGGTTTAACCGCCCTGATGATGAGCGGTTCCTTTCACTGGATGATATGTTGGCTCACAAGAAGCTTGACGCCGGTCAGATGAAGTCTCGCATCGTCGATACTCATAAGATGAATATCGTCGGGACTGTTGATGCCGACAATCCATCGAGGGGTGACGTCTTTATCGAGTACCGTGATGAGAACGGGATCGAGGGCGAGAACATGCCTACTAACTGGTCATTTGGTCAGCTATCTCAGTTGGCAGGAGCGCCGGCCGGTTACCTCAAAGACTTACCCGCTCCGATGGTTGCTGACTGTTTGCAGTGGGGTTTGCAACATAACCGATCTCGCGATTTGGTTAAGGTGTATAGCCGAGGCGATTCAGGTGAACTGCGAGCCGCAACGGGTGCTGATTACGGCCGGATCTACGATCATGAGATTTTAAAGCCTATCAAAGATCTGGTTGACGC